AGCGGGTCCTGCTCGTAAGTGCCGCGCGATATACCAAACGTAAAACCTTGGACGCCATTGGTTGTGCTTTGCAGGCAAGACTGCACACCCGAGCTGATTAAACTGGGCGCTATGGCTGTGCTTGTTGGCATTGAACGGGGCGCGTTGCCGTTGTAGGTGGTTGATACGTTGTTGTTGTTACTGTTCTGCTGGGAAAGATCTCCCTCCAGATAATTCTCCGGCATCTCCACAGGCTCGCCGTCGCTGTCTACTTCTCTGTTTTGGGCTGCAACAGGCAGCGACAAAATTAAAAACAGCAACAAGTAACGCACTACACGGTCCCTTCAACGATACGCAGTTTTTTAAAGTCAGGGTCGTTCAGCTTGCGCAGTATTAACTTCTTGCGCCCTTCTGTGTCAGCCCAGTCGATGTTTTCCTCTTTCATCCACTGTGCCAGCAAGTGCATAGGTATCGAGCCGACACACCACGACTCAGGCAGCTTGCCGGCGCCCATTGACCGCAACATAGCGGTGCGCTCCAAGTATGGCGTGTTGTCGTATTGCTTCTCTATCACAAACGTGCCGTCGTGATTGTCGTGAAACTTTTCTTTGATTTTCATTACATCCCCTTAAAAAAAAGGGGGCCGCAGCCCCCTCACACCCACTGCTTGTTTAGCTAGTTGTGCAGTCTGCGATCATACCTGAAGCCTTCTCGTTCTTACAAACAAGAGTCAGCTCAGTAGTAACCTGTCGCTTGGTTGAGTCACCAGTCTTGCTAAGAGCAATGTTCTTAGTAGGACGGAGAACACCAACAGCCCACATGTCGTCTTGCATGATGAAGACGTCACGCGACCGGTTTTCACGCGAAGGAATGAACTCTACTGTACCCCAGGGCGTAACGTAGACGTCCATGTGCTTAATAACACGCTCGTCTTCTGCACGAACAGTTGAACGCTGGTTGTTGTTTCCTGCGAAACCCAGTGCCTTGTTCATCTGGAATGCTGACAAGTAAACAGAGTCGGGGTTACCGCCCTGCTCCCAGATTGACTGCATCACGTCATCAAAACGAGTCTGTGAGAATGCAACCAAAGCTGTAGTCTCGTCAGTACGCGCATCAGAGCCGTCACCAGTAGCATCCGCACCTTCGTTTGCACCGAAGTCCGTGTTAGTGATGAGCCACGTAGGAGCGCCAGCAAGCTCACGAGCTGTAGTAGAGTTACCAGCTACGCGTGCGTTGTTATCGAAAAGAGCCTTCTCGATATCAAGCTTTTGCTCTTTGGCAATCTTCAGTGTCTGATACGCCATTTCAGAAGCGCGACCCGCCTTGTTCAAACCCTCGTCAGTGTCAGGAATGACCACTGCGTTTTTGAAGATTTGAGTGTAGTTACCGCGACGTACAGTTGCAGTCGCTGCATCCGCAGAAGTGTCGTCGCCTTCNATGTGNGCGTTAGCCGCTGAAGAGCGAAGAGCGTCCGTCTGCCACTCGTGGAAAGTGTTAGCCGCTTTGACTTTTGCACACTTAGAGTAGAAGGGAGTTTCTTCCGGTGATACATCGTAGATTATATCGGACAAGTCCTCTCGGATACCGACAGCATCATAGCTGTCAAAGGTGTTGGTTGGCTGTGCCATGATTAATTACCTCTCATTAAGGATTAAGCTCATCGCATCTTGGATGCTGCCTGAGCGTTTAAGTTTCGATCTAGCTTGTCTTTGAGAGTCACGGTTTGACGCCGTCTTCTTAGCACCCGGTTTCACAACACGCTTTGGTTTTGCCTTGGCCTTCTTGATCGCCTGTTCCTTTCCGCCTTGGGCCGCCCTGTATTGGATGGCGTCGTGCAGTACACGGAGTACACGCGAGTCAGTGATTGCCGCGATTTCCTGCGGGTCAAACCCGTAGGTCTCTTGGCTAACCTTGAACATGTTGCTGCGAAGACTTTCAGCCTTCTGCGGGTCCGCGAAGTCAGGGATGGCCTGCTTTAGCGTCTCCATTTCTCTCTGTAAATAAGCGTTCCTAGCCTGCTGCTCCGCTTGGGAGTTGCCTTCTAGTGCCTGCTGAATCTCAGCCATTTTCTGCTGATATTCATTTGCCGCCACGTCGTACTTGGCCTTTTCTGCTGAGTACCGAAACGGGTCAGTTTCAGCCAATTCTACGCTTGGTGGCACAGGGGCCGACGGTATTTGCATATTTTGCACTTGGGCAAAAATTGCTTTCGCTTGCTCGCGCTCATTCAGGAAATCACCGGCAATTTGCTCGAACTGCTTACGCATCTCCGCAACCTGCTGCATTCCCTGCTGGACATATTGCTGACCGCTGTATCCTCGCTTGAGATCCTCCAGGGTGACCTGCTGCTCTATACCGTCAACCTTGACGCTATATACCTCAGGTTCCTCAGAATCGGCTTCTTCAGCGTCCTCTTCGTAGTCCTCTTCTACCTCGTCATCCTGCTCTGGCTCTTCCGCCTCCTGCTCCTGTTCCTCAAAGTCCTCTTCCACCTCAGCGGTTTCTGTTGGTTGCTCCTCGGGCTCAGGTTGTACCAGTTGGCTAATAGCCGATTCGATGCTGCCATCGAATGTCATTTCGTCAGTCGTATCCACGGTGCTGATCCTCGCTCTTGCTGTTTATCGAACATCGCCTCATCCGTGAGGATGACTGCCATACGATCTTCGATTTTTGCTAACGCCCTCACAATGTGATGAGCCTCTTCCCGGTCCTGCGTTGAGGAGTGCGGGTTTAGGAAAACACTGGCCGCGTCTTCTCTAATTTCGTTTACCAGCGTGTTAAATGCCTCGTCTTGCTTGAGCCTTTTAACGTGCGCCGCTCGATCCTTTATGTTCAAAACGTGCTACCTACTGCCGCCTGCGCCGGTTGCGCTTCAGGNTAGCGTGGCTCGTTCTGTAACTGCTTGATTCTNTCTACGTCTACAGCAGTGCCGTACTTGCCAATAATCTCCGCNGCAGACAGCAACAGATCTTGATCCATCTCGTCGCGCTTTCGATCATCCTCGGCAATTGCCTTCTGTGCCTCCAGCTGCAACTTGAGCTGGTCTGTTTGCATCTTGGCTTGTGCCTTGATCTGCTCTGCCTGCAAGTACGCCGCGTTCGGGTCTTGCTGCTGACCCTGCTGAGCCTGCTGTTGCTGCATCATCATCTGCTGCTCAATCATTGGGTCCATCGGCGCAAAGTAGCGGTCGGAATTGCGTACGCCGTTGATAGCCAGGATGTCAGACAACGTGTTCCTGATATTTGTCAGCGACACCATGCCGTTCCCGGGCCCGTAAGCTTGGAAGATTTGTATCTGTGTTTGCAGTGTCTGATTCAATACAGCGACCTTCTGGTCCTCGCGGCCGGTTCCTAGGCCTACATTGATGGACACGTCCATGGTGCTGTTCCAAGACCGTGGATCGACCGGTACGTAGCTGTCGCCTTGTAGGCGCATCATCTGGTTCTCGTCGACGTTTTGCGTCATGCACTGAAGCATCAGCTTGAACATCTGGCGCATGCCGCCCTCTGCCAGATTGCGTGCCATGACCTCTATCTGAGCCGCCTGTGCTTGCACTGTGGCGTTTACAGCTGTCGCCGTAGTTGACTGCAAGGCATCGGGAGAAAGCCCCGTAGACGCCTTTGTAACGCCTGTCTTGTCCTCTACCTGCTGATCAAAATACTGCAGCGCGCCTAGTGTCTGGCCGGCAACAAAAGGCACAGCCTGAGGCTGTACGGCGCCCGACTGCTTCACCCGAATCACGCCGCCTATCTCGTTGTTAAGCAGGTCATCGATGTTGACCGCACCGTCCACAATCTCAATTCGCGGGTTGTTAGTCAGGGCGACGTTATCAAGAACACCGCGCAGCATTGCCGTGGCCGCGTCTTGGTCGTTAATGATCAAGTCTGCGACTGATCGGCCGTAGAACGTGTGCGGCTCAGGGTCTACCTCAAAAACTGCGAACGGAAGGTGAGAGCATGGCTCGTAATCAAGCAGCTTGTACTTGTTACCACCCAACAAGCTTGTGCATCTGCGCTACACCGGTGCCCTCAACGTCGATCTTCATGTACGCCTCAGTAATAGCAACCAAGCGCATAGAGGGGTCTTTTACGTCCTCGTCCGAGTAGTCCTCTTCATAACCGCGCCGCTCGTACTCCTCAACCTCAGAAAACGTATCCGAGTGCTGCAGCCCGCTCAGATCATGTACTTCCTCATAATCGTAACCCATAGCCACCAGGTCACTGACACGCATTTCGGTACGATGAGCAACACAGTAGTAGTCATCGATAGAGCGAGAGTTGCGGTCGATGAAAAACTCTTCGGGCGGTACGCTTTCAATGCACATCTTGC